GTTCGGGTACACCGACGCTGGCCGAGTCGGTGACATCGACCCCCGTCTCACTCGCGTCCAGCGCCTCGGCAAGTAGCCCCACAGGACTCTCGTCGGCGGCGTACCCGAACACTCCGGTCACGGCGATGTCCCGCTGGTGGGTGGAGCCGGTGGCGAACGCCGACTGCGACGCTAGGTTGATCTCGATACTCGTGTACGGGGGGCCGGTGTTGGCTGGCTCCAGGTAGTACCCGGAGATCCCGATGGTGGTGCCGCCTGCGGACAGCACGGTCACCGAGATCAGTTCGTCGGCGTCCAGCCACAACCGCCACGCCGTCCGGTAGGCGGGGTCCGGCCACGGGAAATACCGGGTGCCGGTCCACGGGTAGAACTTGCGGTGCAGAACCCGCTCGGCGTCCCGGGACGCCCCCTCGATTGCCCGGTCGACGCGGGCGTCGGAGCGGGCGGTCTCGGCAAAGTCCAGCGCCTGCTTGACGTCCTCGCGGGTGCAGTACCACACGCCCATACCGCACCCCCTCGACCGCTCAGGTGTCGGTGGACGTCCAGCCGTCGTACGGACAGTGCAGGACTGCGCCTACCTGCTGGAGCGGCTGCCCGTCGTTCGGGCAGGCTTGCGGGCGGCGTTCTCGCTCGTCTGCTGCGAGGTCGTCTGCTTCTCGTCTGATGTCTGCGAGCTGTTCCCAGGAGATGGCTCTTCGCCCCCTTCCGGCTCGGCGGTGACGTCGGGCGCGGCCGGCGCTGCAGCGGCCGCCTTGCTGGCCTTCGCCGGCTTCCGGGCCGGTTCCGGTGCCTGTCCCCCGACGTAGCCGGGCTGGCCCGGCTCGGCGGCCTCGTGCGAGACGCCGGTGTCCACGGTGTTCTTCGGCATGGGTTGTCCGTCCTCCACGAACTCGGTGACATGGCAGCGGGGACACCGGGTCAGCCCCACCGCGTACTTGGTGGTGCACCCGGTGCACACCCACAGCGCCATGTCAGGCCGCCACCACCGACGCGCCCGCGTCGATCGGCAGGTAGGTCATGACCCACTTGATCTCACCGGTGTCCGAGCCGGACGCCTTCAAGTTCAGGGCGCCCGCGCGGACCACGATCGGCCGCCACAGGTTCTGCACGTAGGTGACGTTCGGGACCTCGGACCCGGCGACGGGGGTGCCGCCGATCGCGGACACCGACTGCACGCACAGTAGGTCGGTGGCAACCCCGGACGTGATCCCGTACAGCGTGCCGACAGCGTCGGAGGTACAGACGGTCGCCGCGCACAGGTCTGCGGCAGCGCCTGACGCGGGGGTATAGGTGAGGTTCAGCGATGTGGCGGTGGCGCCGAGCTGGTGATCATCACCTTGCCACCGGTGATCGTGTAGATCGCCCCCGACGCGGTCTGTGGCAGCGTCGCCGACGCCCGGGACACCCGGATGCCCAGATTCACCGTGGCGACCTGGTCGCCCTGGATAAGTACGCTCATCAGTCAGCCGCCTTAGCTCGTGACCGCGGGCAGGCTGGAAGGCTTGCGCTGCACGACCAAGTCCCGCTGCACCGCCGTCACCAGCCCGTTGCCGGTCGAGGCCAGTTTCAGGTACTTGAACGTGTCGCTGAGCTCGACGGCGTCCACCTCGACGCACATGCCGTTCTCGGCTGCGGACGCAGCGGTGACCACGGTCGACGCGGCGGCCTGCGTGTGGAGGGTCCACGTGTCGGTGCCGTCCCCAGTGCACGTCCACCACCGGGTGATGGTGGCCAGCGTCTGCACGCTGCCGCCGGTCGACGTCTTCGCCTCGGACAAGGTGTAGGTGTCACCTGCTGCGGCGGCGAGGTAGCAGAAGAATGTAACGCCCGCGCACTGGTCCATGCGGATGTACCCAGCGTCGGCGAGGTGCCGGTAGTTGAACAGTCGGCCTAGTGCTTCCATCGGTGCTCACTTCCTTCGATCGGGATGGGGCGTGACTGCCACCCCGCTGGAAGCCCGGCCGGGGGTGTGAATGCCCGGCCGGGCCAGGTGGACTACTAGGACCGGGTCGCCAGCTGCACCATCGGAGACAGGGTGCTGGTGTTGTTGTGCGGGGTAATCGCCGACTGGAGCCACGGCCGGCCGTCGAGGCGCTCAATCAGCCGGTACGCGGTCTGGTCGTTCTGGAACTTGAAGTGCGGGCTGGACATGGCGGACATGACCTGCCGGTCGCCGATCAGGTAGAACCCGAAGTCGACGAACGAGATGTCGCCTACCGTGCCGAGCGCTGCCGGCGCCTTCTCGGTGAACACCACCGGCCGGCCCAGGATCGTCATCGGTGGGCCTTCGACACCGTTGTTCAGCCAGATCGCGGAGCCGCCGGTACCCACCGACAGCGCCATCGTGGCCAGTTCGGGGAAGGTGTCGATGGACGCCACCCACACTGCCCGGCCAAGGGAACCAGGGAGCATGCGGGCGTACATCTTGACGATGTTCTCCCACACGACCGTCGCGGCGACCTGCCCTGTCTCCTTCGCCACGGAGATGATCGCCGCGTTGCCGGCGGCCAGCGCCCCCAGCGGCTCCCCCACGCCGGTGCCGGTGAGGAACGCGATGTCCTCGTAGAAGCCCAGCGCCTCGGGGAAGATTTCGTCCAGGAACGCCTGGAAGGAGATCAGCGAGTCGGAGATCAGCTCGTTGGGGACCTCGGTGTACGCGGTGAGCTTCTTCGCGTCCAGGATGATCCTGGAGAAGCTGGCGGCGGATGCGGTGAGGGTGGCGCCTTCCTCGGTCCAGTAGCCGACGATGCCGCCGTACACCGAGCTGACGTTGCTGGTGGAGTCGATCGCCGGGAACGGCACCCGCAGCGTCTCCATTGGAATGACGCGGGCGCGGGGGCGGACGATGCTGGTTTCCAGCGACACCCGCAGCAGTTCCGCGCGCAGCGTCTCCGGGACCAAGAATCCGCCCTCGGACGGGACGGTGGAGGAAAACGCGTTGCGGATGCGGTGGAGCTTCGCCTGGATGTCTGCGGTGCGGTTGGTGTTGTGCCAGATCGCCTGGAAGAAGTCGCCGGAGTTGGCGAACTCCCGGTCGATGGTGGCGCCCATCGCCTTCGGGTTGTACAGGGTGTTCTTCACGGCCTTCCGGCCGGTCGGCCCCGGCACGGTCTGCGGAGTGAAGTCCGGCCGGACGACGCCTTCCTGGTCCTTGAAGAACTCGGCGAGAGTCGCTTCCACCTGCTCCTGCACCTGCGTGTGGATGGACAGGTCTTTGTCGAGGCGCGCGCGGGCGTAGTTGGTGACGAACTCCCCGAACCGGGCCGGCTGCTTCAACAGGGCCGTCATCTTCGCGGTATCGCAGAGCAGGTCTTCCAGGCCCGCCTCGTCGGTGGGGATGGGGATGGTGTCCGGGTCGACGGTCGCCGCGCGGTTGGTGATCCGGCCGATGTCCGCGGGACGAGCGCCGACGCGGTGCAGCGCCCTGCGCTGCCAGTCAGTGAGGGCTCGGCGGGTTCCGGCTGGCCGGTCGAGGGTCGCGGTGCTCATCGGGTGGCTCCCTTCAGGGCAGCCCTGAAGGCGGCCGGGTCGATGGTTGGTTCCTGCGCCGGCTCCGGCTCAGCAGCCGGCGCGGCTTGAGGTGGTGCGGACAGGCTGTTGGTCGCCGAGTCGACAGCAGCCCGCAGGAACTCGGCGAAGCTCACCGGGTGATGCGCTGGCTCCGGTTCGGGTTCGGCGGGCACATCGGGTTCGGCGACCGTGGCGGGGAACGCGCGCGCCGGCGCCGGCAGGTCGGTGGCGGCAGCGGTCATCCGCTGCCGCCACTCCGCGGCCGTCATGGCCGTGTCGGCGACGGTCACCGGCGACGCGGCCGGCTCCGGATCGGGTAGCGGCGCGGCGGCGGCCGCCACGGGAGCCGGCTCGGGTGCGGGCGCGTCGCGAGCCGCCACGTCCATGCCGTCGCGGATCGCTGCCCGCAGCGCCGCCATGTCCAGCGGTACAAGCGGGGTGACCGGCTCCGGTTCGCCCGGCTCGGCGGGCACCTGAGGCTCAGCCGGAGGCGACACGGAGACCGGTGTCGACGGCTGCGCGGGTTGCAGCACGGTCGGCGCGGGTGCGTTCTCCCGGCCGGCGTGACGAAACACCGACAGGTCCCATTGCGCGACCGCCCGCGCCGCTGCGGCTTCTTCTTTCGCCGGGAGCTTCGCGACCTCGTCGGCGAGCCCTGCCGCGACGGCCTCGTCAGCGGAGTACCACGTCTCGGCCTGCATGGCTTTGCGCCACACCTTCACTCCGCCGCCGGCGCGGTCGTTGTACACGGACGCGATCACGTCGGACAGCGAGTCCAGGGTGACGGCCATGGCCTGCATGTCCGCGGCGTCACCCAGGCACAGGCCGCTGGCGTCGTGGATCATCATCTGCGACTGGCGGCCCATGACGATCCGGTCGCCGGCCTGCGCGATGAACGACGCGGCAGAGGCGGCGATGCCGTCCACCTTGCAAGTAATGGTCGCCGGGTGGTCCCGCAGCGCGTTGAGGATCGCCAGCCCGTCCCACACCTCCCCGCCCGGGGAGTTGATGCGTACCGTGATCTCCTCGGCGTCCAGTTCGGCGAGGGCCTTGCAGAAGTCCGACGCGGGGGTGCCCCAGTAGCCGATCTCGTCGTAGATCCACACTTCGGCGGGCGCGTCTGTGTGGTCGACGATGCGGTACCACTCCCGCTCGTCTTTCGGGATGCGGGCCAGCGGCCTGGCTTGGCCTGGTCGTGCAGGGATGTCCATCACGCGCCGCCCTCTCGCCACACGCCCACGACGGTGCCTCGGCACCGCGGGCCGCCCTTGCAGTGCAAGTAGCCGCCGAACGCCCCAGCCGGGTAGGACTTCTCGACCATCGCCAGGTCATCGGTGTTGCCGAGCCACCGACCGTTGACTTCGCGGCACGGACCGCAGGTGTTCGAGTCGTTCTTCTCGCTGCTGTAGATCGCCCCGACCGGCCCCGCGGCGAGTGTCGCGGTCCGGGCGGCGTTCTGCGCCCCGGTCAACGCCGCACCCAGCTGCTGTCGGGCCTGCGCGTCGGTGAGCGTGTCCAGGTGCTCGGTCACGGCCTCAGCGATGTCGTCCGGGGTTGCAGCAGGCCCGTTGGCGCGCATCGCCGCGCCGGCGGCGGAGTCGGCGAGGCTGTGGCCGAGCAGCGCTGCGACGACCTGCGCGACCGCCGCGAACTCGGCGCGGCGCGGGGTCTTCGGGTGCACGGTGACGCCCTGATCGTCGCCCTCGGCCACTACCCGGGCGGCGGCCGACGCGGCGACGGTGAGCATGGCGGCGGTGAGCGCGTCAGAGGCCGGCCCGGTGTCGACCTGGAGGGTGGCGAGATCAACGAGTGAGCCGTCCTCCGCGATCTGTCGGATCGCGGCGACCAGCTCCGCTTTCTGGTCGGCGGTGAGCTGGTCCCATTCGGTGAGGAGATCGTCTAGCGCCTGTTCCCACTGGTCCTGCAGCGGGCTGACGTCGGGCAGATCCGCAGGGTCCAGATCCGGCGGGTCGTCAGCTGCAGCGCGGGGCCGCCGGGAGCGGCGGGCTGCCGGTTCCATCTGCCGCAGCTCCGGCGCTGGTGCGATGACCGGCTGCGGTGCGGCGGGCTCCTCGTACACGAGCATGGACGGCAGACCCAACGCCTCCACGACAGACACGGCAGTGAACCCGGCGTCGATGTAGATGCTGGCCGTGTTGGCAAGCGCCAGCATCTCGGCGGTGTCGGAAGCCCGGTCCTCAGGGACAGGGTTGTCGTAGTCGAACTCCAGCCCGGCCGCGGTCGGCCCGTACTGGGGCAGCAGGTCGTTGTTCAGGGCGGCCTTGATGCGTTCCAGGCGGGGAACGATCAGCCACCGGGCGAACACGACCTCCCCGGCTTCGGCGTTGGCCCGGTTCACGTCATCGACGGAGCCGAGCAGCGGCTTGGGGAACCCGAACGCCTCCCGGATCACCTCACGGGACACCTCGCGCAGTTCGGTGAACTGCATGTCCCGCATCGAGAACGCCCGGTCGACCCACTTGCCCTGCTCCACGATCGCGACCCGGTGCGCGTTCGCGACGCCTTGGTGCTGCTCCCGCCACCGCAGGGCCATCTCATCGAACTCGTCATCGGACAGCCGCTTGTCGACCTCGATGATGCCGCCCGGCGCGGCGGAGTTGATGAAAAAGTTACGGTTCCACTGGGCGCTGAACTTCGTGGCATCCAGATCGGTGAGCAACGACTGCACCGGACCCATGCCCCGGTACGGGTCCAGCGGGTTCGGCATCCGCAACTGGATGACGTCCCGCACTCCGAGGGGGATCTTCTGCCCGTCGGGGGTGGTGTACACCCAGCCGGCGAGGAAGTCGATCGGGTCGGGGACGGGGGTCATGCGGTCCGGGCGGACCGGCCACAGTTCCAGCGGCATAGACCTCAACTGCGGGTTGCGGGCGATCACCCACTCCGATTCGCCGGTAAGGTCCACGTGCTGCTGGAACACCTCGACGAACTCCTGCCGGGGCATGAACGGGTTCGGCTTGTTCCACAGGTCCAGGGCGGCGTGCCGGGTGACCTCGACGCGGTCCTCGGCCAGCCCGGACGCGGCCTTGCGCCACAGATGCCAGTTGACCTGCGCAGTGGCGTTGCTGGTGCGGTTCACGATCGCGAACAGGGTGCCGACCGCGCCCATGGCGCGCATCATCGCCTCGGGGTCGGCCCGGTCAGCCATCGGGAACGCCAGCGTCCCGGCCCGGCGGGACGTGGTGTACGGCACCGGAGTCAGGTTCCGGACCGTCGCGAGGGCGCCGCCGAGGAGCGACTTCACTCCTTGATCCGCCACTCCAGCACGGCCAGACCCAACCCGGCGGCTACAAGCCCTGCCGGCAGGGTCCATGTGAACGCCGCGGCGACGAGGCAGCCAAGCGCGGCCACGGACAGGGCCACCGGCCGAACCGCCGCCCACGCCTTCCTCAGCGCCGCGCGCGCGGGTTTGCCGCTCGGGGTGTGGGCGAGGGCGCCACCGATGAGGCTGCCGTGTCCGTTCCGCCTGCCGGCGTCGAGCATCGTGGTCACTGGCGGCCCTCCTCGTTCAGCCGAGCACGCGGACACGGGGCCGGGCGGCCAGGTCACATTCGGCGACGACGTACCGGGTCTGATCCATCCCGTGGTCGTCCTCTTTCAGCGGGGTCTCCTTCGGCGGTTTCCCCGCGCGGGTGTCCCAGATGTAGCCGGGGAACTCCTCCGCTGTGCTCGTCGGCTTCTTCGCCTCAGACAGTTCGTCGTCACGTTCCAGGACGGCGTCCCGCATCAGGTGCAGCCGGGCCTCGCCGTCGCCGGCCGGCCGAAGCCGGGCCTGCACAGCCTGGATACCGGGGGTCACCGCCTTGTGCGCCGCCGAGGTGGACATGCCCAGGTGCCGCTCCAGGGTGGCCCGGTCCTCAGCGTCGTGATCGCAGATGATCGCCCGCGGTCTCGGCTCCCGCCAGTGTCCGTCTTTTGTCACAGCTTTCAGCGCGGCCCGGGCGTGGTCTTCGACGAGCCTGCGGGTCTGGTAGATCTCCCGGTACAGCCACAGCCGCCCGTCGGGGTCCTGCGCCCACCAGCCGAGGGCAAACGGGTTGGTGTACCCGAAGTCCACCGACCACCAGCGGGTCCAGTCGTTCGGCGGCCGGAACCGGTCCACCAGGTGGACAGCCGGGTCGTAGTCGTCGTAGATGACACCCTCGGCGGCGACCCACAGGCCGTCTTTCAACCGCATCCGCCGCGGCCCGGTGAGCCCGTCGAGTTTGGTCAGGTACGCGGCGCCGCGACCGGTAAGTTGGCCGTCGTCGTCGTACAGCACCGGGTTGTCGGTGTGCCGCGACTCCAACAGCACGGTCCGGCCCCGGTCCGCGCGGGCCTTCAACCAGTGCGTCGGGGTGCTGGGATTGGTGTCGGCGATGAGCTGCTGGAAGGAGACGTGCCCGTTGCGGAGGCGGGTGGTCAGGGCCTCCCAGTCCTCCTCGGAAAGCTCGATCGCCTCCTGCACGTAGATCATGTCGTATTCGGAGGACATGACCCGGGTGGGCTTGTCCATCCCGCCGATCATCACCCGCGACCCGTTCGGGTACCGGTACTGCGGCGGTTCCTCGCTGCTGCCGCCGTAGTAGGTGATCACCCCGTGGGCGAGGGCTTCGGTGACGACGTGTTCCCGCCACGTCACCAACGCCGTGGAGCCGAGGCTGGCCAGCGTCTTGCGGACGATAAGACCACGGGCACCTGGGTTGCGAAGCATCACCGCGTGAAGCTTCTCCAGCGCCGCCCTGCTCTTGCCGGTGCCGGCCGGGCCGCTGAGCAAGACTTCGTCGGCACGTTCATGGAAGGCGGCCAGGCAGGCGCCGCGCGGGCTGAACCGGTGTTCCACCGCTGCAGTCATGGTCAGGTCAGCGCGTTAGGTGGTACGCCATCCACGGTGTAGTTGACGATGGTGCTCGTCAACTGCGCCGGAGCGTCGATGCCCAGCAGCCGCGCCCGCCGCTCCTCAATGCGCAGCAGCCGGTCCACCGCCGACAGCACCGGCCCGTCATCCAACAGAGGCGCATCGTCGTCATCGCGGACGACCTTCCCGTTCTGGATAGTCAGGTGCCGGGCATTCAGCACCGCCCACACCTCACCAGCCATCGCATCCAGCGTGGCCAGCGCCTGCTCCCGGTAGTCGTCCGCCGCCAGCGCCAACTGCTTACGCCGCTGCTCCAACGCCCGCCGGACATCGGTACAGGCTGACGGTGCGTCCGCGTAGCCGAGCTCGGTGGCGATCGTCGCCCACGGGGTGCCCTGCGCCCGGAGCCGGATCGCCCGCTCGCGCCGCTCGGCGACCACGGCGGGACCGCCCGGGTTAGCGGACACCGGGTAGGCACTGCTCGGGGATAGGCGCGGTCACGAGCACGGTGACGGCACCTGCTGCCCGTTGTCGAGCACGTTGCCGGTCCACTTCACCCCGTCGGCGCCGTTGAACGCCCGCCCGTTGCCGCACTCGGCCGGGCCATTGGCGTACGAGCCCGCGGCCACCGTGTTGTCCCGGATCTCGGCGGTCACGCCCGGGTGGTTGCCGGCCGGTCCGCTGCCGGTGTCGTTGATGCGGATCGAGTACTGGCCGCAGGCGAACCGGTTGTGCATGGCCAGCAGCGTGGAGCCCGCGCCCGGGTGGTCGCTCCAGAACAGGGCGCTGTTGCCCTTGTCCGTCGAGTTGCCGGCACACCCGGACAGCGTGTTGTGGTCGAGGGTGACGTGAACCGTGCAGCCGGGGCAGTACTGCTGCACCGCGTCCGGGTGCTCGCCAGCCTGGAAAGTCAGTTCGTCCACCAGGGAGTCGCGGATCACGACGGTGCCCTGGTCGGTGCGCGGGCCGTCCTGCCAGCGGTGCACGTGCACGTGCAGCAGCGTGTAGGAGCCGGTGATCGGCGGGAAGTTGCCGACGCTGTACTGCTCGCCGGGGTTGGCGGTGATCTCGCTGTCGGTGAGGGTCAGCGAGCCGGCGCCGCGGTTGAACACCACACCGTGGATGCGGGAGTTGCGGACTGTCACGTTGGCGCCGTTGACGATCAGCGAACCCTGCACGTCCCTGCTGTCCACGGTCGCACCATCGCCGCTGACGGTCAGGTCCCCGTTGATCGTGGTCAGAGTCACGCCTGCCGGCACGCCGGTGGTTGCTGCGGTGGGGAAGCACGCCGGCCACACACAACCGCCGCTGGGAGGGGTACTCGGCGGTGTAGTTGTGGCCGGCGCGCTGCTCGTGGGCGGGACCGTGGTCGGTGCGCTTGTCGGTGGGGCGGTGCAGCGGGCCAGCTTGGGCGCGCTCGTCCCGGCGGCGTTGAGGCAGGCGGCGTACGCATTGGCGTCGATCCGGTCCAGCTGCGCCGTAGTGCCCGAGTCGGACGGGGACGCTCCGACAGCGGCAGCGGTCACCCCGACCAGCAGTGCGGCGCACCCGACGGCCAGCCACCAACGACGATCCATAGCGCTCACCCCTTCGGTGCTGTTTCGGCGTGGAGTAGGCACCGGTCGCTGTCCCGCTCAGGTCTGGCGTAGCACTGGGCGCCGGTCGGCTCCCGATAGGTGCAGCGTCTGCGGCGGTAGGTGCGGCGGGTCTGGCAGGTCGTGCGGCGGCCAGGGGTCACGACACGCAGGTCTCCACCCGCCAGCCAACGACGGTCACCTTGGCCGCATTGCCAGTCGGGTAGCCTGCGCTGTTCACCTTGTACTCGGTCAGGAGCGTTGGTGTGACCAGTTGGCCTTCGGTCCAGTCCGGAGCGTTGTCGTCCTCCACCCGGAACCGCTGGGTGCCCGTTGGAGCTGGCCCATCGACCGGGCCAACCAGCCGCATTCCTTCGGGCCAGGCAAGCTCGGCAATGCGCTCGGCAACGGCATCTGCCAGCAGCGTGTCGTAGGCGGGCATCGCTGTCACAGTCCCTTCGCGGTGAGCCACGTCTTCGCGGCCCGGGCGACGTCAGCGTTCGCGCCGGTGTGCCTGTTACTCAGCCAGCCGCCAGCGTGGAGCTGCGCGGCGAACACCGTGTCCGCGTCCTGCGGCACCGGGGCCGGGGTGGCGAGCGCGGCCGGAACGGTCACGTCGCCGTCGTCAGCCAGCAGCGTCGCGAGGTCAGCGCTGGTGAAGTACGCCCGGCCCTCCTGTGCCCAGCTGACACTCCAGGAGTTCGTAATCCAATACCGGTCATCGGGCCCGGTGAGGGGTTCGAAGGTGTCCACGATCAATTCGTGGCCGCCCGCCAGCGCGCTGCGAGGGTCCACGCTGATGCGGCCATCCGGGGCCGGGTCGTACATCGACTGGTACCACGCGACGCCGATCAGCGCCGGCCCCGACTGTAACGCGGTCGCCAAGGCGGCCAGAGCGAACGCGTGTGTGTAGGAAGTGGCGTATCCGGCCTGCTGCAGCGCCTTCGCGCCACCCAGCCCTGAGGATCCGGTGTCATCCGGTTCCCACTGGCCATCGAACTCGTCCAGCCGTGTCGCGCGGCGGTACAGGTCCAGCGCGGTGTCCTCGGTGACATCGGCGCGCCCCTGCCTGACCGCGTTGTCGGTGCCCACCCAGCCGGCGAAGGCGTTGCCCACACAGGAGCCAATCCGGAGCTGGTCCAGGACTACGCAGCGGCGCGGCCAATGGTGGGCCTGGATCGCCGAACGAGGAATGACAGGGGCGGCGAAGGCCAGCGACCGGTCGTCGTGCTCCACATGCCGGTTCAGCCGCGGGTCGGTGGACGGGATCAGGCGGCGGTACACGGCCACGCGGCGCCTCCAGTCACTGGGTAGGTCACGTGGTCAAGAGGCTTCACTCCGGGTGTCCGGGCTTGCCGGCGTCCACCCACGCTTGGTATCCGCGCAGGGCCAACGCCCGTTCCGCTTTCGTGCCCACCAGCGGCGCGTCGGGGCCGTGCAGGCACAGGGCGTGGATGTTGGTGTGGATGGTGTCGTGACCGGTGCCGCAGATGTTGACCCGGTTCACGGCGACGTCCGGGCCGAGCATGCCCCGAGGGTGGATGTGATGAACCACGGTGCGGCGGACCGGGGGCCAGTGGTAGCCGTGGACGGTGCACTGGTTGCCGGGGAGGTGCATCGGTTCGGGCACTGATATCACCGCCTGTGGTCGCCTGGCGGGTCTCGGCCCGAGGATTTCGGCACTCATTCACACGCAGTAACCCACCCCCAGCCCGCGCACGGGGGACGCTGGAGGCCGGGGGTGGTGTCCTGGGAGGGGACAGGTGTGCGCCGCTCGGATTCGAACCGGGGTTACCGCAGACGGTGCCACTTGCCCTCGCGGGCTTCGGGCGTGCTTCCGGACCACGCCCTGGGGGCCTCGATCCCCCGCTGCCTGCGGCGTCTTAGGCCACTGGACTACTAGCGCACACAATCTGGACAGCAAGAAGCCCCACAGCGGCGGGTCGAGGGCTGCTGTAGGGCTTGGGTGGCTGCCATCTCCGACAGCACGGCCACCCTATGGTGACCTTTCTGCCATGATCGTCACGCCGTGTCAAGCATGGCGCGCCGCAACGCCACCGCCGCCTCCACCACATCGACGTGGTACAGCGCCGGATGACGGGCCGCAGACAGCCACAGACTCGCTGGCACCGGACACACCGCAGGCCAGCCGTCCGCCGCCGCCCACCGGTACAACGTCCGCGCAGGGATGCCGTGCAACTGCGACAGCGCCGCGATGGTCAGCCACTCCGGGCGGCCCGGCAGCGACCGGCGTAGCGTCCGCCACTCCCCGGCCTCCCAGGTGTGCTCCGGTTCCTCCGTGCAGATCACCCGGTCCGGCAGCAGGTCGTCGTCGACGGCCACGTTCGCCCGTAGCTGGCCCCCGCAGCCATCCACCGGGCAGTCCGCGATCGCATGCCATTTCCGGCCGCTCGGGTAGGCGCACGCCCACGCCTCCGAATGCAGGTCGTACAAGTCCTGCGCCCAGTCGTCCACGTACTCCTGTGCCAGCAGCCACTCGTGCCAGGTGGTCAGCCAATCGGTGAGCACCTGCACGTCGGTGACCTCCCGCACCGTCTGAGTCAGGCGGGCGACCATCGTCACCGTGCCGTCACGGGGGTTGATGACGTTGTAGGTGCGCCGCCGCCCGGTCACCAGCGGCGCGGGGCGGGCCTCGGGTGACAGGTCCGGCGGGGCCACCTTCGCTTCCTCGGCCACCAGCAGCGCCCACGAGGCCAGCTTGTGCCGTATCGCGGCCCGGACAGCGGTCACCCGGTCAGACAGGTCCACACCCACGTCGCGGGTGCCGGACACAACGGGGCCGCCGGAGCGGTCGCCGCGGCCGAGCGCGCTATCCATAGCGGCGTGCAGCGGGGCGAGTTGCCGCAGCCAGCGGGACAGCTTCGCCTCGTGGCCGGCGCACACTCGCAGACCCGGCAGGGCACGGCGGGGGCGGTCCAGCTCGAACTGGTGCGGGACCGCGCACAGGGTGTCCGTCAT